GATCGAACGGTGACGGCACTACAACCCCCTATCTATAAAGGAATCGTGTTGGTGATACGAGATTAGACGTCGTTCTGCCTGTTTCACGAGCAGGGGCACGACGCATACTACGCCCGCTGAAATTATTTTGCAGGTACTCGGCAAACGACATGGGCTCATCGCCCTTAAGAACCTGCTGTCCGAGTTGTCCTAGAAAGCGGTTGAAGGTAGATCCGAACCTGTTTGAGAAGGCCTGCCTGTTAAATTCTGTGACAGGAGTAGCAGGAGCAAGTCCTGAGATCCTCGGCGGGGTAAGTTGAGACAGCATCGTCTCGAAGGTCGCCCGCCGACCTAGATCACTTGCATCAAATAACGAGCCGAATACATCGACAAAATCGCCTGTTGCCATTTGAGTTAACCGTAACCCTTGTTATCCCGTAAAGGCACTTCCTGCACCCAGGCGACCTCTGATATATTCTCGAAGATCAGACTCTCCTGTACCATAACGCTGCGCTCCATAATCGGAAACCAGTTGTCCTGCAGATGGCAGATACCCGCCAAGAGAACCAAACCTTCCCCTCCCAAGTCCAGCAAGCGCAAGTTCGGCAACCTGTGTAGCACGTTTATACGCGTTTTGATCTTCCAGATAATTAGGGTCAAAAAACTGTTTAAGTCTTTCATCTGCGGTGTTTGCTGTATTAAACAAATTTTTTGCAGCCTGAGTCAAACTCCACGAGCCCTGATCGCCTGTACCGCCTCCGAGCATATTTCGAAGGGCATTGGTATACACACCCTGTCTTTCACGACCTTCGGCCAAATTACCAAAGATTCCACCTTCTTGCCCGCCGGCAAAGCCTATACTTGTAAGCGCATCCAGCGCACCCCTGTAAGGAGCAGCAATCGTGCGAGAAAGACCGCCTCCCATACCTATATCCTGAAGGGCACGATCCCACGCTACGCTGGGCATTGCACCTTCTGGTATCACAGGATCGCCGGGCTGTCGGGCTGTTGGAGACGTAGTTTCACCACCACTAATTTGACTTGCCGCTACATCTGCACCAAAGTAACTCCTGAGTCTGTTTAAGTCAGGAATACCCTGATTTGCGTACTCCCCCGTACTCTGTAAAGCGTCTTTGAACCCCTGTAGATTACCGGCATTTAATTTACCAACAGGGAACTCTGCATGTGTGTTTTCAATGAACTCATCCCCGACCTGCAATGCTGCTATAAGGTTGCCGTCCTCTTGAGAGGTCATATTGGCAAAGGTCACATCATCGCGGTCTGGATGCAGCCATTGAGCACGAGCTTGCGCCTTGTTCTTGGCGTCTGCTGCATTAGTAGCCCAGAACAGCCATGTCTCTCCTGAAGGACTTGTTATCCTAAATAATTTCATAACTCTCCTGCCTAAATGTTAGGCTCTATTCCCATAGCTTCTGGAGCCGTATTAAATCCAGCGACAGGGGACGGCTCTGGCATTACGCCGGGCATACCCTGCTGGCCGTATACACGTGAGTCTACCCCAGGTATAGCCCCCGTGTCACTTACTATCGGTAGCCCGTCAGGGCCAACCATCTGTTGCCCAGCCCCTGCAGCGGGTGCCCCTGCACCGGCAACACCGCCAGCCGCGCCCTGAACGGGGTTAGCTCCAACGGCGTCAAGGAACGCGAATTCCTGTGCCAGATCTTCCATCATCTGCTGACGGTTGAGTCTTTCGGCTTCCTGCAGCAGCAGCGCCACGGTATCCTCTCGGCCTTCCTTATGGGCTGCAATGAGCTGATGTGTGATTGCGAGCATCGGGCTGGCCGTGTTCGCGATCGCAGCGTAGTTCCTGTGTTCCTCGAGGTCGCCTGACTGCATTTCTAGGATGTTATCCCTTGCGCCCCTGTAGGACATGAGTGCCTCTTTGGTTTCGGGGTCACGTCTTACTGCCTGCTGTGCAATGAGATATTTCTCCATCTTGTCTTCAGGTAGTTCAGGGAAGAACCGAACAGTCAGCATACCGTGATCTTTTATGTCTTCAGGAGCGATCTGCCTGTTGAAGTTCTGATCCTGCCGGGTGCGTCCTGCAACTGTAACGGTTTGATATTTCCCTGTTTCGTACTGTGCTGCAAAGTTTTCAATACATCCCTGGAGCAGTGCTTCGACGGGCTTGACGAACGGATCTATCCTGTTCGATATGGTCTGTCCGAGCATTCTTGCAACAGCCCCTGAGATCGGGACGCTGACGTTTCCGTAGGCTGCCTGCGGAAGATCTGCTCCCAGCTCGTCAGCTCCTACTGCCTGATCGTATACGAGGGCGTCCCTGCCCATTTCCTGCAGTTTGAGTATGTCGATACTTTCCCCTGCTTCGTTGTCCAGTTGGTGAACTCTGCCGGGCTCGTCTATGCGGCCTTCGACGTCCTTGTCCCCGCCGGGTGACGAGACGGTAAATACTCCCTGAACTTCCCTTGACATGATGGCGGTGCGGTATGACATCGACCTGTTTCGGGCTTCGTTGACGTGGCGCATCGGCCCCCAGATGGAGTCTCCGACGTTCTCGATTCCTGATATATCGACGTTCCCGCCCATAGAGTCGTCCTGAAACGTGAAGTTGGAAATGCCGGGGTTACGTCCGACTTTTCGAATTACGATCGGGAACCTGACGCAGTTTGTCCTGACCTTGTTTTTCGCGTACTTGCCTGCGATGATCACCGAGTTGAGGTGTTCGCCTGAGTTCTTAACATTCGGGCGGTTTTCCGTGAAGAAGTAGTCGATAACCTTTTCCTGCAGGTTGCCTTCATCTTCTTCGTCCTGGTCGCGGTCGTCGTTGAATTTGAAGTTGGGATACTCGTCCCTGATGTCGTCACGGCTTCTTCTGGTGACTACTGCAGCCCACAGTATGGATCCACCCCTGCGTTCAAATACAAGGTGTCGGGGGTCGATCGGCACGAGATCCTCGTAGGTAGACCCGTCGGGGTTCTTCATCAGCATTGCCCTTGCAGCAACGACGTGTCCCCTCGTGAGCGCATACCATGCAGTCTCGTCGATAATCGGTTGTTCGGCAGAGGCGAGTCGCCGGTTATTCGCGTTGTTTATAACGCCGATAGCCCATGATTCGTAGTTGTCGTTCACTTCACGCTGCTCGTCTTTGGAGTCGTCGTTTTCTACCCTGATGACGACCTTTGACATTGCGATAGCGTTATGGGCTGTCTCTGCGAGAACCCGTGGCCTGTTGGTCGTGTAGGCATCTTTCTCGAGTACGCCTTCGACAATGGAGGGTTTGAACTTTTCGAGCAGCCAGTATTTCGCGTGGTCGTTATCCATGCGTGAGAACAGGGGTTCGTGAGACTGCTCGTAGGTTGTGACCTTGCTTACGATCCTCGCTACTTCTTCATCTATTGTCATTCTTGGCATTTAATAAATTCCCTGTCGCCGTAAACGATCTTCAATCGAGGTTGATCTTATAGTTTTTGCTGTCCGGGGTGAAACGCTGACTGCCCCGAGCAGGTTCTTGAACAGATATGTTGACGCTTTTATAAAGTCGTTATGGGCGTCCGTCGGCTTCATCCCCGTTACTGTACCATCAGATTTTACAGGCCATTGATAGGGCGTCAGGTTTCCCGTCTGCGGATTCGGGCCTGCTCCGAACTCGGAAATTCCCAGCTCGCATTTCGGGGAAAGCACAGCATTGGGCTCTCCTGAGAACGCATTCACCTTCAGCATTGCGTCCATTCGGTCTATCCCTGCGTTCAGTCCTACTTTTTTACTGAGGACAGTCAATCCTGCGTGCTTGCGCCACACTTCTACAGCCGGCCTGTTAGCGTCGGCGTGACGTTCTGCAGAGACGTCTATCCATGCCGTACACATATTCTTCTCAACGCTTTTCCACCACGGTTTCATCTGGCAGGCCTGCACCATGTCCTCGTGGGTAAAATTCGGGCTTTTGAACTTATTCATCCAGATCTCGTCTATAGCGCGCCACTGTTCTCCCTGATACTGCCATACGGCCACGACGTAGTTCGAGGGCTGGCCTGAATAGCCGGGATCCATGCCGAGCCACAGCGGAACATTCTCATCATACTCGCAATCTTTTATATGCACGTTCTTATCGAACGCGGGATGAACCAGTCCTGACGGCGGGACGGGAATGCCCAGGTGCCGTTCCTTGTAGACATTCGCGGGAAGCGTGGCCTCGAGATGCACGATTTCAGGGTTTAACTTCCCGCCGGGGTAGATATGCGTATTCGAATAAGAAGGCAGGCTGAAGCTCTGAACGTCCAGTGCTTCCTGAATTGCCGGCGACTGCCACGCTGTATACATAGCGGGATACCAGCCCTGTGCACCTTCGGAAGTCCCTGACATCAAAAGAGTGCCGAACGGGGCACCCCAGCGTGTACGAGCCTCGGAAGTACGAGAATAAAGACGCTCATAGACGTCGTGACTGACGTGAGCCGCCTCGACTATCATTATCCAGATCGGGGACTCCATGCCGAGCGAAGTAGGATCCGAGGCAGATTTAGTCCTGATGGTAAACGGTTTGTCCGCACCAGGCACGAATATCTCCATACGCCCTGGGTCAATCGTATTCGAAACCCATTTCAACATCCCGAGCTTCGCGAAATCCAACGATAACGAACCGTCCGGGTGCTCCCACTCAGCCCTGCAGCGCTCGTAGTCCTGACCCACCAGCCACGCAACCTGACCGCCCGCACGAGCCCCGTAACGAGCTATGAACTGAACAGTCAGAAGCAACGCCATCATCGACAATGTGCGGGACTTCCCACCACGAAAACCACCCAGAACCTGCACCTGACGACGAGAACAATTTAAAATCTCATGCTGCGCGGACGTCGGAGCATAACCCAGAAGATCCCAGACATCCTCACGCGTAATCGTTATTGGAGACGCTGATACAACCATAACCAAAGGTTAGCACGAGACACAGATATAAAAAAAGCGACCACCCGAAAAAATGCAGGCTGGCGGGTCTGCTTCGAGTGGCCGCAAACGTCTACGGGAGCGACCGAAGAACGCTAAATAGAGGATAACACCTTTTTACCATCAGCGAATTCATCGGTAGCACGATAAGCCTACCGAAACAAACTCATCGGTAACACGATCGGCCTACTGATAAACCCGCTCTGTAGCGGACTCAGACGCTATCACCTTATTCACACGCTGCGGACTTATACGCTCATATCCAGCCTCAACCAAAGCCCACACTATCTCATTCATACTCATACCAGACTCGTAACACTCCATAACAAAAGCATTACGCTCAGTCTTCTTCACACTAGGCATAATAAACCATCCTTCTGGCTATCCATATCGCATCACAGGCTGTTGCCGTAGTCGTTCGAACCATCTTTCCATCCTGATAATGTTTGTGTCAGGGGCAAACTTTAAGAATGTTCCATCTGCAGAGTCATAACCTGAAAGAGCAGCAGCCTTCAGCCTGCGAAAACTGTTTGCTCTGCCCTGATGTGCCCACTTATCTCGTTTTTTTGCTTCTGCGACCAAAGAGTAAGCCGGTTCACTGAGCTTCCATTCAGTAGTCCCGCCAATAAAAAGGCAGTCAAAATCATCCCAGGGAATGTCAAGATCCTCAAGCCCGTCCTGCCCAACAAGCGCAGCCTTAAACCCTGCTTCGCGAATCATAGAAAAGACAGGAACACTGCGCTCCAACGTCAAAACAGCATCCCCCACAACGTCAGGAGCTGTGGCAAACAAACACATGGACGCAAACTGCTTACGTTTCACAAGCCATTCAATATATTTATCTGTATCAAACGCTTCTGGCCGAGTGAAACAACCTGTATCTGCTGCCCATAACGTCCCGTCGAGACTGCCTCTTCGCGGACTCTCACGCACAAACGGAAAGGTAAGCATAAAGCCAGTGTCGTCACGCTTTGTAAGCTGCGGATGAACCGTACCCGATAAATAAATCATCTGACCCGCCGGTAAAGCCAGAGAGGAACCACAAACACCAATGTCATGTACGCCTTACCCAATAACTGCCCCTCGATAAACTCAAGACTGCCAAAAGCTATCCACAAGAAAAGAAGCGAATCAACAGTCAAACCACCAATGTTTGAAACCACAACCGCCGG